ATGATCATCGACCTGACGGCCTTCATCCTCGTGACCGCGATCACAACGCTCGTCGGTCTCGGACTGCTCTACTTCGTCGTGAAGAGCGCTATCAAGAACGCTCTCCACGAGGATCGTCTCTTCCAGGCGAAGATCGCGAAGATGAAGGCCGACAAGCGCTAGCTGAGATCTTTTCGCAGCCTGTCACTCACGTCAATCGGTCCGGTCTCTGCGGACTCCACGAGCGCCTGGGGGGCGTGCTTCGCGAGCTGTGAGCGCAGCTCGGCGATCTCGTCGTCCTTGCGGGAGAGGGTGCCGTTCGTGTTGGTCTTGATCGTCTCGATCTCCTTGTTTTGCTGTCCCTGCATGTAGGCGAGTCCGCCGAAGCCGCCGAGCAGAGCGAGGAGTTGGAACAGGAAGTTGACGAGCGTGGCCGTGGCGTCCGGGCGGGTGAGCTGGAGCACGAATACGCCGATCGTGCCGAGCGTCGCGATCACGGCGATGATGATGAAGATCAGGGTCTTGTTCATGGTGTGCTCCTAGTTGGTCTGGCGGTAGCGGTTGGTGACGGCGGGCGATTGGAGGCCCTGGAGCTCGCGCATCTTGAGCCCGTCGCGGTAGAACTTGTACTCGTCGAAGTCGATGTTGCGCATGGTGCCGGCGGCGGGATCGCAGATCCACCTGTACACGCCGCCTGTGGCGTCCTTCCCGTTGATCGGGGTCTCGCAGATGAAGATCATGTCGTCGTCCTCTTCTTTCTGTTGGGGTGGGACGGGTCGTGCTCCGCCTCCTGCGGCTGTGCCGCCGATGCGGGCGGTCAGGAATGGCACCGGGTCGATCTGGTCGGTGTTCATGGTGTGGAAGGTGCCGGGGGTGATCTCGAAGTGCAGGTGTGTGTCGGTCGCGGTGCCGGTCTTTCCCATGACGCCGAGGATGCGGCCCTCGTCGAGCGTCTCTCCGAAGTGCACGGCGGGCTTGTTCTTCATGTGCCCGGACTTGGAGAAGAAGCCGTCGTGCTGGACCCACACGGAGTAGCCGAGAGCGGGCCAGGCGTTGATCGCGACGACGCGTCCGGGCTCGACGGCGTGGATCAGGTCGAACGTGTGTGAGAAGTCCGTGCCGCGGTGGTAGGTCGACGCGCCAGGGATCGGCGCGCGGCGTGGGCCGAAGCCGCTGGAGACGTACGGCTTGATGGGTGTGCCGTTCGGCCAGAGAGTCATCGTCCCTCCACCGCTTCGAGGCGCTGCGAGATGAGGTCGACGGCGGTGTGGAGTTCCTCGATCTCGGCGCGCTGCGCTTCGACTGTCTGATGGAGCTGCGCGACGCGGGCGTTGAGGATGCCGATGAAGTCGACGGACTCCGCCTGTCCCTGGTCGTTGTAGACGACGAATGGCTCTGTGGCGGGGTTCTCGGCGAGGCGTTCGGCGATGTCGCCGTACTTCCACGTGCCGTCGCCGGTGCGCATCTGGAAGCGCCACAGACCGGGGAACAGGTCGCCGAGCGAGGCGGGGTCGATCTTGGAGATGTACTTCTTGTAGCGCTCGGACGACGCACCCTTGGACACACGCCCGTCACCGTTGATATAGGCGATCGTGTAGCCACTGACGGCGGGTGCAGCGAAAGGGAGCACGAGGTTCCCGTTGACGACGAGCCCGCCCGTGATCGTTCCGCCGGCGGCATCTAGCTTCGCGCCCACATCGACGGTGTTGGCGATGTCGCCGACGTTGGAAGCGTCGATGATCATTCGTAGGCGTCCACCGATCCACTGCAACTGCACGGCGTTGGTCGCCGATGATAGGTTCACGACGCGCGTCTTGAGCGCGTCGGCGTCCTCCTGCTTCGAGTTCACGTCGAGATTCGTTCGAGCGCCCGCGGCGGTGCTCGCGCCGGTGCCGCCCTTCGCCACGGGGGTCACGGTGCTCGTGCGCTGCGCGATGTAGTCGCGGGTCTGGTTAATGTACTCGTCGATGTCGCTCGCGTATCCGCCGCCGGGGACGAGATCCATGCCGGCGGCGACGGCGTCAGCGCCGGGGGTGGGGACGATGGGCATGGTTCCTCCTAGAGCGAGTTGATGGTGCCGGGCAGGGCGTTAATGGTTCCCGGCAGGAGCGCGATCGCGCCCTCGGGGAGATCGACGGTGCGGGTGGTGAGGGTCATCTCGTCCCGGTCGAGGTCATACTCGAGCGCTTGGATCGAGCCCGCGAGGGTCGGAGCGCCCTCGACGCGGGCGATGACGATCTGCTCGGCCTGGGATCGCCAGTCAGCGACGCTGGTGACGGTGAGGGTGCGCCCTCGGCCCTGAGCGCGTCGCACGGCGTAGGCGCTGAATCCCGGTCCTGGGTACGGGGTGTCGGTGCGTTCGAACCGTCGAACCTGCTTGGGCGGGTCAGTGAGGGCGAACGATTCCACTTCGCGCTGCTCGTTGCCGTCAGCGTCCTTCCACGTGTAGACGGTCACCGCCGCGTCGAAGGTCTCCTCGGAGGCGCGGTCGAGGGTGTCTGATGCGGAGATGATGTTCACGCCCTGGAGGACGCTGAGGCTCCCGCCGGCCTCGTAGTGCTCGTCACGGAGCGTCCAGCGTCGCAGCTCGTCGCACACGAGCCGGTATCCGAACGACTGGACGATCGGTCGGAGGAAGTCGAGCGCGGAGCGGCCCGCCTGCCAGCGCAGGAGGTCGGGCGACCTGCTGATCAGCACGATGCGACTCGAGGTGCTCTGAGACGCGGTGCCCGTCCATGCGAAGCCGTAGAGGTCGGTGTCGGGCTTGTCTCCGTCGAACCACTCGAAGAGAGTGTCGGCGTCGTCCACGGGAGACGCGGAGAACCTGTGTGCTGCGGCATCGAAGGTTGCGCCTGCCGGCCACGAGCCCGCGGTGCGGTAGCAGTAGGTGCCGGCGCGCACGGCGTTCGCCGGCGCGGTAGCCGTCAGCTCGACGCGGGTCCAGACGTTCGCGACGAGATTGACGGCGGGGCCGATCGTCGCAGCGATGAAGCCGCTCGAGGCGTTCACCCATTCGATGTTCAGCGAGACCGTGGCGGCGACGGACGCGCGCACCCACAGCGTGGCGCGGTATCGCTGCCCTCCGACGACGGTGACGGCGGTGACGCCCGCTGTCTCGCCTCCCTGGTTGAACACGCCGCCGGCGTTGCCGCCTACCGCTGCGCGCACGTAGAACGGTGAACCCTCCGGGCCACCGGCGACGCGCGTGAGGGCACCGCCCGAACCGATCCATCCTGCGGTGTTGGTGCGGAAACCGCTGTTGGGTGACAGGTTGGTCGCGGGGAGCAGCACGCGCACGTCTTCGTCATGGGGTGGGGAGGCCTCCAGCGACGCGCCGAGCACCTTGCCGAGAACGTAGTTGATGACCGCTCGCAGGCTCCGCTGATGCGGGAGCGCGCCGAGATCGTCCTGGAGCGGCGCATAGTCGCCGAGTAGGGCCTCGTCGCTCGCGAGCATCAACTCGACCGTGGCGTTGTCCTGCGAGACGGTGCGGGATCTCAGCGACAGGTCGAACGTGCGCGACTGGTCCGGGGCGTTCGAGAACTGCGCCGCGACCTCGATGAGCACGCGCTGTGCGATACGCGGGTCGAGCAGCTCGAGCAGCTCAGCATCCGGGATCGCGATCTCCAGACGGCCCTCCACGTGCGGCGCGCGCGCCACGTCGAAACCGATCGAGCCACCGCGCGCGCGAAGCGGCTGATCATCGACGGATGCCGCGTAGGTGTGCTCGGAGAACGTCGTCACGGCACGACCTCTTCGAAGTCGACGCGCACGAGCCACACGTCGCGTGTCTCGTCGTCGAGCTCTACCTCGATCGAACCGCCCTCGGGAACGATGAACGTCATGCCGATCGACACATCGGTGTCGTTGAGGGTGAGAGGCTGAGGAACGGAGAACACCGCCTCTGCGGCGTGCGCGTCAGCCTCGACCGCGAACACGCACGTGAGCTGCCCTGAACGGAGAGACGCGGGCCGATACGACACGTCGGGGTCGGGTCGACCGATGATCCGATGCACGATCGTCCTGGCTGCGCGCGACGCGCGGTATCCATCCACGATCGTCGGAGTGATGACGCCCGCGCTGTGGGTGATGGTGGTCATTACTGCCACGTCCCGTCGGTGACGATCTTGCCCTTGATCTTGATCTCGCGGCCTCCGTTGCGCACAAAGAAGCCGTCGAGGTCTCGTTGCGCTGCGGCGACATCGGACTTGATCCGGGCGGTGATTTCCTTGTCGGAGGGCATCGCGTAGACCTTCCGCTCGATCAGGTCGAGGTCGATGGTCGCCTGACCTGTCTCCGCGTCGATGTAGATCGTCGTGCCGCCGGGCAGAGTGGTCACCTTGTCTCCGAACTCATCGACCACTGTGCTCGCGCCTTCGGTGTTCTCCGCGGTGTTGACGAGCGACTGTGAGAGCGCGTCGGCCTGCTCCGCGCCTCGCTTCATCTCGCTAGTGAGCTCATCGAATGCGCGCTGCCCGTTCGCCGTGCGGGTCGAGAGATCCGTCATCGACTCGCCTGTCCAGTCGTACTGAAGGCCGACTTCGCGCATCTCGTCGTTGATCTTCTCCGCAGACGTGGCGAGGCTGTCATTCACCGCGTTCAGCGCCCACGACTCCCCCGCCATGGCGTTGATCGCCGTGGACACGTCCACGCCCCAGTTCTTGGCGTTCTCCGCGGCCTTCGCGTACTTGTCCGCGTCGGTCGCGATATCCATCACCTTCGCGGTGGTGATCGCGGTGGTGAGCACCTTGCCGCCGGCGTCCACGTACGCCTGCGCCCACTCCGCGGCACGCTGCTTCGATTCCTCCGACGCCTCGCCGATCTGAGTGAAACCGGAGATCGCGAGACCAATACCGGCTGCGGCGGCGATGCCGGCCACTGCGCCGGCGGGACCGAACCCGCCGAAGGCGTTTGCGGCGAGTTCCTGGAAAACGTCACCGATCGACTCGGCGCTGCCGTCGAACGATGCCGCTGCCTCGCGGGCGGTCTGGTTCGCTTCGTCCTTGAACTCCTCCGCACCTTGCTTGGCTCGGCTGAATCCGTCGTCGATGTCGTCGCCGGTGTTCTTGCCCTGGCGCCCTGCCTTGTTCAGCTCGTCACGCAGCTTGCGGATCTCGTCGGCGGCGTCGTCTGTGCGTCGCTGCGCGTCGCGCATCCCGCGCTCGAGGTCGTCCGTGGCGGACTTGCTGTCGTCACCGAGCTGCTCAAGCTGCTCGGACACGTCCTCGAGGGGCTCGAGCACGCCGCGGTTGATAGCGGACATCGCGGAGCGCGTGTCTGCGGCGATCGCGAGATCGATACCTTTCGCCATTAGCTGCTCTTCCCTTCGAGGGCTTCGTGGATCGCGCGGACGAACGTCTGCACGTACATCGCGAGGATGCGGGGGATGACGGATGCCGCGGACGGGTAGACGACGTACCCGCGCCGGTTCGGTGCTTTGAACGGGCGGTTCGGGTCTCGTTTGCGAGAGAACTCGTTACCGCGCCGTGACCTCACGGTCTCGGTCGATCCGGGACGCGGGTTCGCGCCGAACTCGACCGGCCCGAAGCTCTCTGACGGTTTGAGACCGCCGACGAGGCTTCGGGACAGGGACGCGGACGTGAGCCGCACGTTCTGGTCGGAGACGCGCACTCGCCCGGAGTCGGCGAGCACGGCCCGCTCGAGCTTCGTGCTCGCGTGCTGCGCGAGAGTCTGCTTCCACGCCTGCTCCGCGATCTGCTTGAGGTTGCGGCGTAGCTGCTTTTTGGTTTCCCGGTCGAGGTTCCGGAGCCCGCGGAGCACGGTGAGCAGCTCACTGCTGCTGTACGCGCTGACGCGGAGCACCGGAACCCCTGCGACCTACGCGGCGGGCGTGCGGGTGGGCTTGCCCTGCACGGGGAGCGTGACGGATGCCGCGCCGAAGGTGTCGACGTCGCCTCCGATCTCGCCGGCCTGAGCGATGAGCGTCCCGGAGAACCCCGTCCCGCCATCGATCGGCTCGATGACGAACGGGAACTCCTCGCCCTCGTGCTCGAACAGGAATGTGGAGAGGCTGTTCGCGGCCTCGTGGTCCTGACCGAAGTTGATGCCGGCGACCCACGTCGCGAGCCCGCCCTTCGTGAAGCTGGAGCCCTTCTTGAGCCCCTTCCACGTCGCCGTGCTCGAGGTCGGGGTGAGCCGCACACCGGAGATCTCCGCCTCATAGGCGGTCCCACCGATCGTGATCTTGGACTCGGTCATGTAGAGCGGGTTGAACATGGTCACTCTGCTTTCTTGATTGCGGTGAGCGCCTCGAGCTGGATGTCGTAGGCGGTGTACTTGGACTGGAATGAGACCTTGTCGGCCCCGCGGAACGCGACCCACCGGAGCCTCTGGATCGGCGCGAGGAGGATGTCGAGCAGCTCGTCGAGGTGCTGGTCGGCCTGCCCGGGATCGGTCTTCTCCGAGATCACGGTGAGGACGAAAGTCGGCATGAGCACGCCCTGCGCGGCGACGTGCCGGGAGACGCTCGAGAGCTTGAGCATGAGCGTCGGCTTCGAGGGCCGGTCGATGTTCTTCTGGACCGGGACAAACTGGAACGTGCCGGCGGGGATCTCCGCGAGAAGATCGTTCTCGAGGCGGGCGCGCAGCTCCGCGTAGCCGACCATCAGACCGACTCCGGGATCGGCTCAGGATCGGGCTCGTGGCCGGTGGCCGGTGCTCCCCCGCGCGGTGGCCGCATCATGCGTCGTGCTTCGCGAGCGAGCCACGGCGGGTTGAAATCGAACCCGTCGCCGCCGATTGATCCGCCCTCGTCCGCGATCGCGTCGTTCCACAGACCGCGGACGAGCGTGAGCTGCGCGAGCCGGATCGTGCGATCGCGGGGACGCTCTGGGTCGCCGACCTCGGGCACCCATGCCTCGCAGGCGTCCTGCGCCGCGTCGAGCATGTCGGCGCGGAGATCCTCGTCGATGCCCTCGGCGGTGTCCCACAGGTCGGGGAGTTCGTCGGGGGTGATCCAGTCGACGGCCACGGCTCGTCCTCTCGTCTAGGTAGGTGGTCGGGTGCGGCCCGGCGGGTGGGATGCTGGGGGGCTCCACCGGGCCGCACCGGTCGGTTATGCGTCGGCGGTGCCGATGTGGACGAGCGCCTCGGCGCGGCGAACCATCTTCTGGAGGTAGCCGTGCACGGCCTCGTCGATGCCGCCCTTGGCGATTTCGAGCGCGTTGACGTGCAGCGGACCGCCGGGCAGCTCGTCGAACTCGAGCGCGTAGTCGGCCCCGACGATGACGGATGCCGTGTCCTCGACGCCGGTGTCGGCCTGGACGACCTGCACTTTGCCGCCGTTGCGACCGGTGGCGGTCGCGGTGCCGTCGGGGTTGACGACGAACTCGACGAACTCGGGGATCAGATCCTTCGGCGTGTAGAACATCTCCTCGAAGGCGATGTCGTTCGCGATCGCGAGTGTGGCGATGTCGCGGCGTCCGTCGGCCTTCTTGCGGCGGATCGCGAGGATGCCCTGCAGGAGCTGCCCCATCGCGCCGGCGTAGTCGTGGCCGTCGACGCCGGGGTACGCCGCGGGTGCGATCGGTGCGCCGGCGGTGGCGACGGCGAGGGCGCGGGCCTTCTCGTCCGACCACTGGTAGTAGTCCAGCTCGAGCTCGGCGAGGAATGCCTCGATGACCTCGGAGCCTCCGGGGAGGTCGAAGAACTCGCGTCCGATGTCCGCGCCACGGGCGTAGCGGTCGAGGGTCGACTCGTTGGTCACGGTGCGGCCCACTCCCGAGTTGATCTCGGTCTTGTTACCGGCCCAGGTGCCGTCGCCCCACGTCGGGTTCTGCGCGGTGCCACGGAGGAACTTGAAGTCCTTCTTGCCGCCGGCGGTGATGTCAGTGCCGTTCTTGAACAGGGTGATGATCTCGCGGACGAACGGCACGCCCAGGTCGGTGCGTCCGAGCCAGTTCTGCTGGATGACCCCGGCAGCGGGCAGAGCGCCGGTGCCGCTGATCTTGATGTCGGAGAGAGCGGCGAGCACCTCGAGCGAACCCTGGTCGAAGGGGTTCTTGCGGTAGGTGGCGATCGCGGCGATGATCTCGTGCTTGTCGGGCTCGCGCGCTGCGGTCTTGCCAGCGGGGGTTCCGGTGTTGAGTCCGACCTTCGCGGCCTGAACGTCGGTGGTGGTCATGTCGTCCTCCTCGGACTGGGTCGTTTCCTGCTCGGTGATGGTGGTGCTGATGGTGGTCTCGGTGCCGCCGTCGATCGGCGTCTCGGTGGTCTCGCTGTCGTAGCGGCGCGTGTACTTTTTGCCGTCCTCGTCGGTGTAGACGGTCTCGGTGTGGTCCTCGGCGACGGTCGTGCCGCTGGTGTCGTTCGCGTCGATCACGACCGGGGCGTCGTCGTCTGCGCTCGCGTCGGCGGCGAGGACCATCGCGGATGCGAATGCGCCCATCTCGACGAGTGCACCCGCGGCGAGCGGTCCGCCGGTGGCCTTGCCCGCTTTGATGCCGGTCTTGAACTCGCCCGACAAGCGGCGGCGCTTCCCGCTCGGGCTGGTCGCGTCCGCGAGAGCGGCGTCACCCTCCGGGGTGCGGGCGAGCGAGAACGTCGCCATGATGCCGGCGGGCTCCTCCCACACTCGTGTCGCGCGTCCGACCGGCTGGTATCGGTCGTGGTCGAGGTTCAGCGACACGACGGACGGGTCGGCGGGGAGCGTGATGACGCCCGCCTCGACCTGGAACTGTCCGACGTTGGTGTGGCCGATCTCGTTGTACGGGATGAGCAGACCGGTGATGGTGCGCTCCTCGAGGTTGGCGAGGATCTCGCCGCCCCTGATCTCGATGTCTGGCATGTCAGTCCTCCGTGGGTGTGCCGGTCTGTGCCGGGGTGCTGCTGGCGAAGTCGAAGCGGACGCGGACGCCGGAGGGCACCGCGTCGTCCTGCGAGAGCCGGTACTCGAGCGGGGCCGTCCAGAACGCCATGCGGTCCTGGAGTTCCTGCGTCTCGGTCTGCTGCGTCTCGTACGTGAGCGACGCCTGGGGCTTCGCTCCGTCGAGCGCGGATGCGTTGAGGTTGAGAAAGTTCGCGATGTCGATGCGGACCGCGTTCCGGGCCTCGGTGAGCACGTTCACGGCGGCGTCTCCCTCGAGGCGCAGGTTCACCTTGTGGGGTGCGAAGATCACCGCGCCGTCCGGGTCGCGGGTCGCGTCGGACACGGCCTTGACGTAGGCCTTCGCTTCCTTCTTGGTGAACGATCCCTCTTCCCGCTCCTCGAGGATGATCGTCGGCGTGGGGTTGCGGACGCGGGTCGCCCAAGCCCGCTCGAGAGACTTCGCGGCGCGGATGGTGTCGCGAGCCACGGAGAGCAGACCGTCGAACGGGCCGCGGAGGAGCAGGTAGCCGCCCTCGGGGATCACGTCGCCGTCGACCGTCATGCGGCCTTCGTCGTCGATGTCCCACCGGTCGTAGGGCACATGCTGCGCGTCCGCGATCTTCTGGAAGCTGGTGCCGGCCATGGTCTCGCCCTCGCGTGCGACGAGCAGCAGCGACCACGGGTAGAAGATCCAGTCGTCGAGAATGCGAGCGGTGCGCTCCCACGCGGTCTCGTCGACATCCGTGCGGTACAGCCACGGCGATTCGGTCGTCACGTCGGTCGAGCCGTTGAGCGCGCGGAGCGGTCGGTCAGCGATCTGCACGATGCGGTTGCGAGCTGCGGCGATCGCCGGCACGCTCATCGCCTCCGAGCGGGTGACCGGCGCGTGATCGATACCGAGAATGTCGGTCCAGACGAGAGAGTCGAGCTTGCCGTCACTCCACGGGGACACGATGCCCGTCGTCGTCGATCCCTTGAGCGGGGTGAGCCGACCGCGCTGGAGACGCTCGATCAGGCTGACGTGTGGAGTGAGTTTCACGAGCACGACTATCCGGATGCGGTCTGACTAACCCGGTGCGCACCGGCGTGTCGGGTGTGTCGCGGGCAGCAAAACGGGCGGGAGCCCCAGCTCACCGCCCGTCGCCGGCGCATCGTCCCCAGACCGTGCACCTACCCGCTTCCCCTGCGGACTACTCGTACTCGAGGATCGCGGTCGGGCCTCCGTCGTAGGCCGGACCGATCTCGATGCTGGTTCTCCGCGCTCGGGCGCGCTCGGCGGCTTTGTGGCGGGATGCCATGGCGACGCGCGGCTCGATGCCGTGGACGTTGATGAGGTGTCGCTCGCCCTGCTCGTAGGCCTTCTCGACAGACCACTCGAATGCATGCCAGTACGCGCATGCGGTGCAGAACGAGTAGACGTAGCGAACGGTGCTGCCGTCGCGCGTTACCTCGCGACGGATCTTCGGTGCGACGGATGCGGCGCTCATGCTGCGACGATCCCGGTCGCGTCGCCGCCGGCCTTGGAGTCGTAGTGCTGGTCCCAGTTGCGGAGCGCTCGCACGGCGGCGTCAAGGCAGGTGATGTCGTCGCCGCGCTCCATGGGTGTGAACAGCCAGACTCCCTGGTCGTTGCGAGTCTCGCGTTTCGCGGCGCGCTCCACGGCCACGTCGAGGCCGGTCTGTCCGGTGAAGTGGATGAGCGTGCCGCGCTCGAGGTCGCGGAGGAACTGGATGCAGCCTGCGGCGGTCTCGCGGTAGGTCTGCATCCGGAGTCGCGGCTTCGGCCGGAGCCGCTGCGCCTCGGTCGCGGTGGCCTTGCCTTCGGCGATGTCGTCGAACGCGATCGAGCAGCCGGGGTACTTCCGCGATAGCTCCTGCATCCGCTTGGGGAGCCAGAGCGTACCGGTGCGGTGGTCGACGACCTCGATGATTGCGCGCTTCTTGTTGTCGCGGTACGCGGCGACGATCGCGGCGACGCCGCCACCGGGCTTGACGGCGATGCCGAACGCGACACGGCGCGGGAGGGGAGGGCGCTTGCCGCGCTCAGTGCGCGTCCACCACTCACCGGGGACGGCACGCTCGCCGTACGTCTCAGGCCAGAGCGACAGGTACTCGCGAGCCCACTCGGGGCGCGGGATGCCGTGCCAGCGCTCGCGCATCGTCTCGATGGTCGTGAGCGTTCCGACGCCGGGGTGCACGGTCTCGAGCAGCTCCATCGCGGCATCCACGTCCTCGACGATCGACCACGGGGTGTCCTCGGGTGCGGCGTAGTCGAGTCCGCCCATGCCGGATTTCCCGGCGCGGAGCTGCTCGAGGAAGGTCCAGAGGACGCCGGCGCGCTGCTCGCCGGCGGTGCCGGACACGATGATCTTGGAGTCCGGGCGGGTGTCCTGGAGGGGCAGGATGCCGGCGAGGAGCGCGGCGCCGTCGTCGGGTTCGATCTCCTGCGCCTCGTCGATCCATGACACGTCTGCGGCCTTGCCTCGGTAGGCCTTCGCCTCGGGTCGCACGACCTGGAAGCTTGAGCCGTTGTCGAAGTACACACCGGCCTTCGTGTTGCCGCGGAGAACCCGGAACCCGCGCCCGTACGTCTCGGGCTCGGCGTGCGGGATAGCGTCCATGCCGAACAGCGCTTCGTGGCGAACCTGCGCGGCGGGCTTCCGCTTCACGCCGCGGAGCCACGGCGGCACGCCCTCGTCGTCCGGGGGCGAGATCCGGTCGAGGCCGTCGCGAGCCCACTCGTCGAGAGCCGAGACGCCGGCCATGCCGGTCTGCGCGGAGAACGTCACCTTGTAGCGCGGACGCGACACGCACCGGCCCAGGCACCACGACAGGATGGTCGTGGTCTTGGTGCCGCGTCGCGGGATCTCGACGGCGGCTCGCGGGTCGTCGCTGTTGAGTGCGTCGGCCAGGAGCAGCTGGTGCTCTCGGAGCGGCTCGAGCTGCGGGTCGGAAGCGCGCGCCGCGGCGACGGCGGGCTCGTCGTCGAGATCGACGAGCACATAGCCCATGAGCGCAGCTCCGGCGAGGAACTCGGCGCGGAGCTCGTCGCTGTCATCGAGCTTGCCGACCCACGTCGGCTCGAGCGCGCGGTCGCGCAGCTTGTTCCACGTCGCGCGCTCCTGGGGAGAAAAAGTTGTGCTGCCCGCTAGCGGAGGTACAGACGAGCTCTCAAAAACCATCGCGTTCGACATCAGTCCTCCAGTTGGTCGGTGGGGACGAACCGGACCCGTGCACCGGGTGACCAGTCCACGGCGTCCAGTTCGTCTTGATCGAGTAGATCGAGCAGGTCAGGGCACATCGATGAGCTGCTCGGAGAGCAGTCGAATCGCATCAGCCTGGAGGGTGGCGACGGTGGGTGCGAGGAACTCCCGTGCTGCGTCCCGTGCTGCGGCCCGTGCTGCGGCCCGTGCTGCGGCCCGTGCTGCGGCCCGTGCTGCGGCCCGTGCTGCGGCCCGTGCTGCGGCCCGTGCTGCGGCCCGTGCTGCGGCCCGTGCTGCGGCCCATGCTGCGGCCCGTGCTGCGGCCCGTGCTGCGGCCCGTGCTGCGGCCCGTGCTGCGGCCCGTGCTGCGTCCCCTGCTGCGGCCCCTGCTGCGTCCCATGCTGCGACCCCTGCTGCGTCCCATGCTGCGGCCCCTGCTGCGACCCCTGCTGCGGCCCGTGCTGCGTCCCATGCTGCGGCCCCTGCTGCGGCCCCTGCTGCGGCCCCTGCTGCGGCCCCTGCTGCGGCCCCTGCTGCGGCCCCTGCTGCGGCCCCTGCTGCGTCCCATGCTGCGCGCACGACCGGGCCCGCTGCTTCGGCTGTGGGCATGTCGATGATGGGTGCGAGGGCACGAACGTGCTGTGCGTGCTCGGGCACCGCGAGGTCGAGGAAGGCAGGCAGGTAGGTTCGAATCAGCCAGTCGAGGGCGATGTAGGAACGGCGCTCGTCGCGGTCGTCTCCGCGGGTGCCGATGATGCGTGGGATGAGCGGGACGAGCTCCTGACGCTTGTCGTCGGGCAGCACGTCGTTGAGTGCGCGGCCGTACGCTCCGAGCACGGGCGAGACGCATTCGGGGTGGTCGCTGAACGGTTCCCCGGCGACGAACGATGCTGCTTCGAGGAGGCACATGCCAGCCTCGGGTGTGCGGTGTCCGCCGGATTCGAGGGTGATGGTGGGCGTGCTCATGACTGCTTCTCCTTTGTTGTGGTTCACCATGGTCTGATTCCTTCACGCGCTCCGGCGCTGCTGCGCCTGCGTCCGTTGGTGGTCTTGGCTCCGAGCTTCCCGCCCGCTCGTAGGTTGCACATCGCGTGCGCAGCTCCCGTGTTCTGTCGTGTAGTGCGTCCGCCTTTCGATGCGGGGATCAGGTGTGCGACGTGCCACTTCTGCCCCTTCTCGACGGGTCGACCGCACTCGGTGCAGGGCAAGGGCAGACGTGCCTCGATCTCGGGTCGCAGGTGGTAGGTGCCCGATGTGTGCTTGCTGTCGCGGTGATGCTTCGACACGGCGTTTCCTGTCTCCGATCCAGAGGGTGACGAGCAGCGTCCACAGGACGATGCCGGTGATGATCGCGGGCACGGGCTCGATGTTGTCGATCACGTCAGGCTCCCCCTCGAAGGCGGGGTGAGCATGGATGTGAAGAACCGCCGGCATGCGACGACGTTGGCGAGGATCAGCCGCCCCGCCTCGGCGTAGGCCGTGGCCTTCGCGTAGTCGGCTCGTCCGCTGAGGAGCTGTCGTGCGATCTCGGCGGTGGTGCGTCCGGAGCGTGCGCACTGCTGCTGTGCGTCGGTGGAGGTCCACTGCTGTGCTTCCAACAGGAACGACTCGGCGAGTTCGTAGAGTTCGTTGCTGAGCGCGATGCGGTCGGTGTTCGTGGGTGCGTGTGGGTCGAGGGTGGTCATGCTGTCTCCTGGACTCGGGCGGTCGCGCATCCGCGCTCGCAGTGACGTTCGTCGATGAGGTCGTGACCACAGGCTCCGCGGCTCGCGCGGTTACCAACGTGAGATTTCTTCTTCGAGGTATTGGGATGGTTAAGGGACGGTTTGGGTGACGCCTCCGCCACCCCTCCCCTGGCGGGAGCGTCAGGGGGTGACGCCTCCGCCACCCCCTCCGGGGCGTCGATCTCGAGGAAGGCGGGACTGTCCTTCGGCATCCGGTGCTGCGCCGTCCGGTCGCAGTCGAGGGGGCATCGGAGCAGGAATGAGTACCGATTCGGGCGCTCATGCGCGGCGAACCGGTGATCGCCGCCGGCCTGCACGTGCCGACGGATCTCGTGCAGCTTCTCGAGCTGATCGATCGCGCGCTGCACGTTGCGAGGGTCGACGCCGGCGTACTTCGCAAGCTGCTTCACAGCGGGCCACGCACCGCCGTCGCCGTCATGGTTCGCGATGCCGAGGAGCACCAGCTTCGCCGTGCCCTTCGCGCGGGAATGGTGCAGCGCAATCGCCATTGACTCAACGCTCACGACTGGTCTCCCGCCAGCTGCTCGATGACTGCGCGATCGAACAGGTATGCGCCAGTGGCGGCGGGGAGCTTCTGGACGGTGTCGACCGTGCCGGCGCGCACTCGGCGAACGAGTGAGCTGCGGTCTATGCGCAGCATCTTCGCCGCCTCCGCCGTCCCAATCAGGTCGTTTGTCACGAGTGCAACATTGCACTACTTAGCGCATGCTGTCAATTAGCGGAACGCGCGCGTCTGCTACTTGCACAAGTTGGCGCGTATGCATAAGACTGTGCATATGTCGATGAATCCACTGACCGATCCGCGCTTCGAACTCGACCTGTCCGACCGCATGACGAAGGCCGTTCGTCACTCGGGCATGGGAGTCGCTGAGCTCGCGGAGCGCATCCAGGTCTCGCGCAACGCCGTATCGAGCTGGATCAACGGGCGGCACAAGCCGCGTCGTCGCGACCTTGTCGCGTTCGCCCTGGCGACCGGCTACCCGGTGTCCTGGCTCGAGACCGGAGTCGCGCCGGAGAATCCTGTGGGCCCTGCCGGGATCGAACCGACGACATCCACGGTGTAA